AAAGGTGTGCTTCAGGCTGTTCCAGACGCTGACGACACAGAGATAATACTGGAGTCGACAGCTAACGGGTTAAACAATTACTTTCACCAACAATGGAAGCTTGCGGAAAAAGGTTCTAGTGAATTCATCGCTATATTTGTGCCGTGGTTCTGGCAAGCTGAGTACAAAAAGAAACTTCCTGAAGGTTTTGTAACGACCGAGGAGGAAGCGATTCTTATGGGTCAGTTTGCTTTATCTAAAGAGCAAATATACTGGAGGCGTATAAAAGTTGCTGAGCTAACAACCGATGGCGTTGATGGCTCTAAAGCGTTTAAGCAAGAATACCCAATGAACGCGGCTGAAGCGTTTCAAGTCACTAACGGCGGTGACACGCTAATAAATGCTGACCATTGCATGGCGGCAAGAAAGAATGTCGTCACAGGTAGCGGCTCGCTAATAGTCGGGGTTGACCCCTCAAGGGGCGGTGACAGGTTCGCTATAATGAAGCGTCACGGTAGATTAATGTATGGAGAAAAGGCTTATCAAGGCGAAGAGTGTAACGCTCTAGGAAAGAACGTGGCTATATGCAAGGCCATTCTTGACGAAGTGTGCCCGACAGCTGGCAAGGTGCCAGATATGATGTTTATCGATTACGGTGCTGGTGCTGATATAGTTGATAGACTTCACGAACTTGGCTACAAAGACAGAGTTAAGGCGGTTCACTTTGGCAGCACTCCATTGAATCCGACTAAGTACAAGAACAAGCGAAATGAGATATGGGGCGAGATGGCAGACTGGATGACAGACGAGTCGATGCCACCGCAAATACCTGACAGAGATGAGATTCAGGCCGACTTGTGTGCTAGCCCATATGACAGAGATTCTAACGATAGGCGTGTTTTATGGCCTAAAGACAAGATTAAAGTTAAACTAGGATACAGCCCCGACTATGGTGACGCAGGGGCGTTAACGTTCTCTCAACCTGTAATCATAAACGTTAACAAGGCCAAGAGGCCGCAACCCCGAAGAACAATGACGAGGCGATAGAATGCTAGAACTAGATGAACTGATGACTATGCACGATAAAGCCTACGATAACGGCTACGATACTCGCCTTAAAGCTGCGGACGATATGGTCTTTGCGTGGGTGAGTCAGTGGGACGATACCTACCTTGCGCAGTCAGACATAGGCTATCGTGGTGAGTTCAACATTCTACGCAAAGCTATGCGCCAAATACTGACAGACTTAACGCTCAACCCCGTTCAAGTCGACTTTGATCCAATTGACGACACTGATGAATCGGGCGCGGATATCATGGATGGCATGTACCGCTCAGACATGAGGAACAACACCAGTCTTGAGGCTAAAAAGAATGCTAGTCAAGAAGCGGTTGTATGTGGCGCTGGGGCTTGGGAGCTTAGGCCTGAGTGGAAGACCAACAATCCAGAGGATGATAGACAGGTTATCAAGCGCTACCCTTTGTATGAAGCTAATAATAGTGTTATGTGGGACCCAAACGCTAAGCTGCTTGACAAGTCAGATGCTACTTATGTTAGTTGCTTAGTTGCTTACTCTGATGAGGGGTACAAAGCGCTAAGAGAAGAGTTGACGGGTGAGTCGGAGGAGAATGGAGACCCTTCTTTTAAGTTTCCAGAGATAAGCTATACATTCCCTTGGATATCTGAGACTAACAAGATTTATGTTACTCGGTTTTTTCACCGTGAACTTAAGAAGGTCAAGCACTACATCTTTACAGATGGGTTTGGTGCTGTTAAGTCTATCTCTGAGTTCGACCTAGAAGATAAAGAGGATTATCTTGCTGACAATGGGTATGACTTAGTTGATGAGCGGGTAATTAATCGATATGTAGTTACTCGATACATTGCAAGCGGCGGTGAGATACTTGAGGCTGTTGTCATTGCTGGCGAGCACATACCTGTGGTGCCTCAGTATGGTGAACGCCAATTTGTTGAGGGTGAGGAGCATTACGAGGGCATTGTAAGGCTAGCCAAAGACCCTCAGAGGTTGCGCAACTTCCAGCTGTCTTATCTTGCAGACATTGTTTCTATGTCCCCAAGAGAGAAGCCTATATTTACTCAGGAGCAGATACAAGGCTTTGAGGATATGTACGAGCAGTCGGGCGTTGATAATAACCTGCCTTACTTGCTGCAAAATGCTATGGACGCTAACGGGCAACCCTTACCCGTTGGCCCAATTGGAGGAATTAAAGCGCCAGAGGTTCCACCCGCTTTGATGATGAGTATTGCAGAGTCACGAGCAGCGGTTGACGATGTTGCTGGTGCTGGGCTTCCTCAAGACATATCCGATACAACTATTAGCGGTAAGGCTATCAGTGCGCTACAAAAACGAATGGATATGCAGAGCTATACTTACCAAGATAATCACAAGTTTGCTATGCGTAGGGATGGCGAGATTTATGCGTCAATGGCTAAGGATATTCATGATGTACAACAGGAAGTGACACTTGTTAAGCATGACGGCACTAAGTCCACTGAGACCATTAACAAGCAAGAAATGAACTACGATACTTTCGAGCTTGAAACGTCTAATAATATTACAGCTATGACGTTTGAGGTGTACGCAGATATTGGGCCATCATTCGAGTCAGTCAAGGAGAAAAACAAGGAAGAGCTGAAGGAGTTAATCAACGGTGTGCCAGCGGGAAGCCCTGAATACACTATGTTACTCAATGAGTACTTTATGCTGATAGATGGCACTAACTTCAAGGATGTTCGTGATTACGGTCGCAAGCAGTTGATACTCTCAGGTGTCAAAGAGCCTGAGACTGACGAAGAGAAGGCCATGCTTGCACAGGCTCAGCAAAACCAGCAACCGCAAACCGACCCAGCTATGATGCTAGCAGCACAGGCTGAGATGCTTAAGGCGCAGAATCAACAGCAAGAGTTAGGTATTAAGGCTAAGGCTCAGCAGATTGAGCTAGCCAAGCTTCAGCAGGAAGGTTACAGAATTGCGTTAGATGAACAGTCTAAAGCTGCTGACATAGGCAAGACCAAGGCTGAAACCATCAACACCATGGCTAAGACCCAACAGATATCGGCACAGTCTGAGGGGCAGATGATAGATAACTTACAGAAGGTGACGCCGCAAGTGACGGTTGTAGCCGCTCAACAATAAACAGAGGATTTAAAATGTCAGATAAAGAAATGGAAAAAGAGATTGTAAGCAAAGGTCTTGTTTACCCAAGGGTGACTAATGACCAGATAGAGTCGATGATGGATACCGTAAAGTTTGACTGCCATATAGTACCAAACACCACTACAACAGTTATAACGGCTTACATCCCTATGGGGCATCTAAACTTCACGCTATCAACCGAGATAATGGCATGTGTTGACCCTAGAAACTTTAACAAAGAGCTTGGCGAGAAGTACGGAATTGAAAAGGCGGCAAAATCTGCAAAGGACAAGTTATGGGAGTTGGAGGGCTACCGCCTTGCGCATGGGATAGCCACTCAGATGTAACTGGTCCAACCTCTATCTAAATAACCAACTAGGGCTTTACAGCCCTTTTTAACCTGATACTATTAGAACCAATTCAAACGAGGCAAGGAGTTATCAAGTGAAGTGGTCGCTAAAGGATTTAGTTATAGAAAAAGCTAATGAAGCTTATAAAAATGAATTAAATAAGGAATCAAATAAATGACTAAACTAGAACAGTTAAAGAAAGAAATGGATAAGGCTTGGGCTAATGTTGATGCTTGGGCTAAGGCTTTGGCTGAGGATAGGGCTAATGTTGAGGCTAGGGATACGGCTACGGCTAGGGCTACGGCTGAGGTTGAGGCTTGGGCTTGGGCTAAATACGAGAAAGTTAAACAAGCTTATGAAACTGAGTTAAGTAAGGAATCAAAATGAAAAAGTTCAACTCAAGCGACCTATCGCACAAAAGAACTGAAGTGATGACAGCGGCAAGAAATGGCGGGGCTATCATTCAAACAAAAAGGTCTAACGGTGAGGTAGTGGAAGAGTTTGCATTAACTCCCTTGACTGATGACGCACACAGAATCACAAGGGGAATAAGATGATTAAAGATGTTAAACGTGAGAGCGATATTAACCAGTACGTTAAGGATGATATGAATAGCAAGCTAAAAGGTTTTAATGATAGCGATTACATTAATGGTGTTCCTTTTTACCAAAAAGGTGTCGTAACTGACAGCGTAGACGCGGCGGTTGCGACATTAAAAGGTCTTGGCTACACATTCCACGGTGGTGAGCAGTGGAAAGCCCCACCAGAAAAGAAGCCAGAGTACACAAGAATCATGCACGTTAACAGGGAGAAGCCCCCAGTTGGCAGTGTGATTCTAATTAAGCATAAGGAGTCCTTAAGTGAATTCGATGAGGTAGTAGTTAAGGCGGTTACTAATGAATACATAATCGTGAGCTGTGCCGCCAATAAGCACGCTATCACTGAGCAGCATTTTTACATCTCATCAATGGAAATCAAACCAACACCAACAGAGCGAGAGCTGGTAACTAATGACATGCAGGATATCATCTCATCTCAGGGACATTTGCATGTTGGGAATATAACCCAGCAAATGGCTGACTTACTCTACGATGCTGGTTATCGTAAATCAGATAAGTGATATAAAAAGGGGTAATCGATGAGTAGCGAACAGTTCGATCAAGATGATTTCGATAGAATATTTGGCAAGGGGTGAAAATGGAATCGATATACATTCTAATGGCGCTACTAATAGCATTAATGGCGCTGCTGATAAGAAAGCAAGCTATAAATGATTTTAAGATTTCTTACTATGAAGACAAGCTTAAGAGTATGGGAGAGCTTAATTACAAGGTCAAAAACATAACCCTTAGGCAGATAATGAAGTTGTAATTCTCGCCAACGATTAATAAAAGCCGCTAACTATTAGCGGTTTTTTTATGTCTGAATCCCACGATTAGCAAAATTAACTATTTAATAGTAAAATAAACCTACACCTTTCTAGTTGGTGAATTAGCTAGAGCTATCGTTGCACTACGAGGAAATAAAGTGGCGGATATTAAATCACTGAAAGAGCTAAAAGAAGAAAACGCAAACACTGAAGCAACCGAAGTTGAAATGGATGAGGCCGAGCAGGGGCTAGAGTCTGTTACTGCAACAACTGAAGAAGTTGAAGATGATGCGGTTGATATTGATTCCGATGATTCAGACAAAGCTGATGAGGAAGACGTTGATATTGAGTCTTGGATGCAAACAGGGGAAGAAAACCCCAGTAATGACAAGAAAGGCGGGTTTAAACCCAATCATGAAGCAGCTAAGACACGTAAGAGGTTAAAGGCTAAGTTGCATGAAAAGGATGACGAACTGGAATCCATGAGGGCAGAGCTTGAGCGCTTACGTTCAGGTGCTACCGAGCAGAAACCAGCAGCGTTACCACCACGCCCCAAGCGTGAGGACTTTGACTATGATGATGACGCGTATGATGCAGCAGTTGATGAGTGGAATGATAAAAAGCTTGATGCAAGGCTAAGCTCGCACTCTCAGAAGTCAGCAGAATCACAGCGCCAAGAGGCAGCAGTTAAAGCCCAAACCGACAGGATTGAGTCAAGCCTTAAGAGTCATAACGAAAGAGTAAGCAAGTTAGTTGGTGATGGTAAGGTATCCGAGGATGCTTACGATGCAGCAGAATTGAATGTACGTAACGCAATGGAAAGGCTGTATCCAAACACTGGCGACCAAGTTACTGACAACTTGATTACAACACTTAATAGTATTGGTGAAGGTAGTGAAAAGGTCATGTATCAACTTGGCGTTAACCCGTCTAAGTTGTTAGAGCTTCAGAACAAGATTGCGTCAGACCCTAGCGGGTTTTCTGCCGTTGCTTACTTAGGCTCTTTACAGGCTCAAATATCAACACCAACTCGCAAACGAAGCTCAGCACCCAGGCCTTTATCAAAGGTTAACGGTGACACAAACACAAGCGGCAGCGCTGGCAAGATGCAAAAAGAGTATGACAAGGCTGGTAAGAGTGGAGACATTCAAAAAAGGATCAGTCTTAAGCGTCAAGCCAAAGCGCAAGGCATTGATACAAGCAACTGGAAAAGGTAAACAATCATGGCTAGTACAGGTAAAATCGCAGAGGTCTTATTTGAAAACGCTCTAGAGACTTACGAAGAGCAAAACCAACTGGTACAAAAAACAGATGCATTCACACCCGATAGTGGTGATATGCAAAATGCTAATAACGTTATCTGGCGACCTGTTGAGCAGCACGCGCCAATCCTGACGGGCTTCGACCTCACTGGTGAGGAGCAGGAAATTATTGAAGAAACTTACCCATCCGTTCTTGGAGACCCAAAGAACGATTTAGTTCAGCAACGTATTGACCAGATGCGTGATACTCGATTCTGGGAGCGACGAGGCAAGGCGTCAGGTCGTCAACAGGCCACCGAGTTAAACAAGTCTATCGCCAATCTAATCAAGAATAGCGGTTCTCTTTTCTATCGCTCGAATGCGGCATCTGGTTACGACTTTATTGCTGAAGGTCAGGCAATCCTTAACGAGCGCCAAGGCAAGCACACCGAGCGCTGTTATATCTTGAACGACCGAGACACTAAGAAGTTCAGCACAGACTTAGCCGCTAGACAGACGCTACAGGGTCGACCTGAGGACACTTGGGTTACTGGCCAGATTGGCTCTAACATTGCCGAGTTTGATATTTATACGGGTTCTTACTTGCCTAACTTGCTTGGTGGTGTGGCAACTACAACTACCACGGCAGCAGCAAGTTTTAGGCCTGAAGGTGGCGATGTTGACCCGCTAACAAACGCGGTAACTAACATCGATTATCGCTCGGCTGTTTTAGCTGTAACAAGCTCCGCCGTGTTCGAGATTGGCGATAAAGTTACTATCTCTAACGCTGGTATAACTATCAAATCAATCGGTGTTAGTGATAAAAATAGCACTGGTCAAGATATGACGTTTACTATTGCCGCCAAGCCTAACGCTACGTCTGTAACAATATGGCCTAAGCCCATCGCGTTTGATGATGTATCCTTGACAGCTACAGAGCAAGCTTACTCTAACGTTGATACTACTATCACTAGCGGAGCGGATATTGACCGTATCAATACTGATGCTGACGTTAAGACCAACCTGTTTTATGACCGTGACGCGATCGAAGTCATTGGCGGCGATGTTCCTATGTCCCTGCTTCAGCAGTATGATGGGATGAAGGTCATTAGCGAGACGCTGAGCAACGGGCTTAACATGTATATGATTTATGACGCCAACATGACGACATTGAATCTACGCTACCGTATGTTTACTTGGTATGGCTTAACCGCGCGCGATCCTTCAAGAATGGGTGTTTCCGCTACATTCTAATCACCGTTAAAACAAAAGGCGGGGTGCTTTGTCACCCCGTTTTCACAAAGGGTTTTAAAATGACTTGCTACTTATACAGAAAAAACAAAGATGATGAGATTGTAAAAGAAGAATGTTCAGCTATCGACGTTGCGAACATGCTTAATCACGGCTGCAAGTCAACGCCAGAGGAATTCATAGAAGGCGACACTAACGACGATGATGTGTTGACTAATGACGAAGTTAGACGAGCAGCAAAGGACGCTGGGATTGATAAGTGGGACACTGCACGAATCAGCACACTTAAGCGAGAGCTAGGATATGACGACTAGAACAAAGGGTTACATAGTTGATGAGGCATTCAACCTTTTGGCTATTAGTGGGTTAACCACGGTTCCCACCCCAAGAGAGGTCGAGCGAGCCTTGAACAGGCTTGAAGATATGATGTACGAGCTTCATTCTAGAAATATATGCAGTACATACGTATTTGAAGACGTTCCAGACCCGAGCACTGAATCAGGTATAGCGCCTCAGTTTACCAACGCAGCATTAACCAATGTCGCCGTTAGAATTCTATCTAGCTATGGTCGACCGCTAACTGATGACCTAGCTAGGCAAGCAACTCAGTCAATGTCTAACTGGTCGGCAAGAACCGCAAGAGTCAACCAAATTACCCCACCATCTAGACAGCCTCGCGGCTCTGGTAATACGTTCCGCTGGCAGAACTGGTATAGGTATTACAGGATTGAAGATAACGCCCCTATCAGCTGTACAACTCTGGATATTAAGGTTGGTGAAATAAACGGGTTTATTATTGATTTCAATCTATACTTGCAGGGTGCAGAGGTAATACAATCGCATGTAGCAGAGGTTTCAAACGGTTTGCAACTTCTGTCAATATCAAGCACCGATACCACTATAAACCTAGAGCAGGTCAAAGGCATTCAGAATGGTTTTAATACAATAAAACTAACCATAACTACTGACTTAGGAAGGGTTAACCCACATGTGGTGAATTTTAATGTAATAGAGTAAAGCAGTAAGGGAATTACCATGTCTAGCTATACACTTAGTGCCACTGATGGCACACAGGACTTTAAATCATTTCAAAATGGCGAACTGTATCATGATGTAGCGATACGCGCCGAAGGCCCAGCACCAGTAGGCACACTAGTATTAGAAGGAAGAAAGTCAGGCTCGCAAGTGTTCGAGTCTTTGCCTGATGGGACTTTTGATCTAGCCGCGTTAAACACTATTCAATTCACAGGCGGTATAACTGAATGGAGAGCCATTATAACGGGCATTTCTGGCGTTGAACTCCTTCACCTAACCGACACTAACCAGAGGGCTTAATCATGGCTAAAGGATATATAGCGGGTATAGGCACTGGTAGTGGTAGTGGCGGCGGTGGTGGAATCTCTCCGACTCTACTGGATGAGGAGATGGTTAAGTACGATGATGCTAGCGGCCTGCTTGTTGGCACTGGTGATATAAACACTGATGCCGCTGTAACATTTGGCGCTAAGGACGTATTTTGTAATACGCTAATAACTGAGGCTGGATCTATTGACGTAGGGCCAGCCCTAACAATTACCGATAGGGGTGGGAATCAACAATTAACCTCAAACGTGGATGGAACGGAATCCCTATCTGTAACATATGTCGTTGACGATACAGGCAGCCAAGCCCCGACCTATAAAGCTAGAGACCCAATAGAGATAAGAAATGTACTGCTTTCTGACGACTCTACGTCAATTATAGGGTTTACTGGATATTTATCGGCACCGACCAAAAATCGAGACATACACAGCCTATATCTTAAGTTTATAAACCCCGCGACAAACTTAAGGTTTAGGGGGACGTCTGTAACAACTGGTG